AGTCCAGTTTTCATCCTGGCCTGCGCCGCCGCCGCCGCTTCCTGTGTTGTCCGCGCCTGCAATGGCTGCTGCGCCGCCGTTTTTTCCGCCGTAGCCGCCTTTGCCGCCGCCGTCTCTGCCGCCGTTGCCGGGCGTCGAATATTCGTTCGCGCCGCCACCGCCGCCGCCCGCACCGCAGCGCGTAAGGCTGGTGTCGCCGAAGGCATACATGCCGTCTCCGCCGTTTGTGCCGTCCCTGTCTTCCACAGCCAGACCGCAGTTGCCGCCGGCGCATGTACCGCCTTCCGCTATATATCCAAATGCGGATGATGCTCCGCCGGAATCGCCAACGGCCCCGCCTTCGCCCACCGTGACCGCATAACCCGTTCCGCCCGCAATGATGATGCCGTTTTTGTTCATCACGGCGCCGCCGCCGCCGCCGTGACCGCCCCGGTCCCGGGTAACGCTGTATGCCTCTCCGCCGCCACCGCCGCCGACAATGCACAGCTCCACGTCAGCTTTGGCGTAGGCAAGCGTCAGCGTTCCGCTATCCTTCAGGAAAATATACCAATATCCGTCCTTGAGCTCCGAGGAGGATAAACCCGTATAACTGAATGAAGGAACCCTTGTCGCCATTTCTGTCCCTCCTTAGCCTGTCGTGATGTAGAGCTTCGTACCGGAGAGCGTGAACGTCACGCCGCTTCTGCCGGTGTCGCCCTTCGCGCCCGCCGCGCCGTCCCTGCCCCGGGGAATCACAAACGAGAACTTTCTCTCGCCGTCCTCCTCCGTCAGGCTTACGCTCGCTTCGCTGCCTGCTTCGGCGGTCTCAGCCTGCGCTGTCACGTTCTCCCAGTCAGCAGCCGTCTGCTGTGCCATCTTGGCCGCCTCGTTCGCCGCATCCGCCGCGCCGCTCGCCTTCTTTGCCTCGTCCTGCGCGCTTTCCGCCGCCTCGTTTGCCGCTGCTGCCGCCGCGTTCGCAGCCGACGCCGCCATGCCTGTCTCCGCGATTTTCCGGTTAACCTCCGCCATCAGCGCGTCAAAAGTATTCATTGCCATATCCATTCCTCCCCGTCATTCCTTTGGCGTGATCGTCAGAATTCCCTCCGCCATTGAAAATGCAAGATCCGCCGGTCCAGTGCTGCCTGTCTCCCCCTTCGCGCCGTCTGCACCGCAGGGCAGTCCGAGCGTCAGCACGCTGCCGCTGATCTGCGCCAGCGCCTCTGATCCTGCCGCCAGCGGAATCGTCCTCACGCCCATATGATTCCACCGCGTCTGTACATCCTCCATCCGCAGCATTGCTTCCCGGGCATTCTCGGTCGCCGCCTGCGTGTCCTGCGCCGCCTGGCTTGCCGCCAGCGCAGATGCAAGCGCATGCTGCTCCGCGTTTTCCGCATTTTCCTGCGCCGCCAGAGCCGCGTTCATCACCAGCTCTGTCTCTTCCCGCTTGACCGCCCATGCTTCCCATTGCTCGCTCGTGGCGACATTGTTGGGCGCAGGACGGCTGAGCGGTCTGAATACCAGTTCATACATCGTCTTCGTGCGCCCGTTCCCCTCTTCGTCCAGACCATAGCTCACATAGACATACGCATATACGTTCTCCGCCGTCTGCAGATATTCGTCCGGTATCGCCGCCGTCCAGCAGCTTTCTCCCTCGTCCCATAGCGCCAGCCGCGTCTGTGTCTGGCTGTCGCCTTTCAGGGCGTAGTGTACCTGCATCGTCACCATGCTGCCCGAAAGGAAATCGTCCCCTTCCGCCAGTTCTTCCGGCGACGGCAGGCCATGCATTCTCATTCGCTGGCCTGTGTCATACTGGTATGCGCCGCTTGCCGCCGCGCCGCGCTCTGCATTTTTTTTAAAGCTTGCCTCAATCATCAGCCTCCGCCTCCCTTCGGCCAATCAGCGGTATTTTACGCTCTGTGCGGCGCCGCTCACCGCGTCGACCCGATCCGCCTTCTTCGAGCTTCCGCCGCCCGTGCTGTAGGATTTGGTCACCGTTGTGCTCGTGCCTGATGTGTGCGAAGTGCCCGTCGTATCGCTTGTGCTCGACCCCTGCGTGCTGCTCTGTCCGCTCGTGCTCGTGCCCATGCTTCCGGATACTGCCGTCAGGTAATTCTGATTGTATTCCTTGCGCTGGCTCTCGCGCAGCTCCTGCACCTTCGCTGCCAGCTGCGCCGCATAGTCCGCGTTCAGCCGTCCCTTCGTCTGCTCGTTGTGCTGCGCCGCCTGCGCCATCTGCGCGCGGACCTGCTCGTTTTTCTGCTCGTTTTCCCAGGTCAGCTCCTGTACTGCGCGCGCAAGCCTGTCCCCTTCATTCGCCAGTGTATCCAGCGTATAGCTGCTCCTGCCCATGCCGCGCGCCAGCGCCGCCGTCTGCACATCCGCCGCGCTGCGCGCATAGCTGCGCTTCTGCTCGTCAATGCTTCTTGCCAGCTGCGCAGCAAGGCTTTCGATTTCCTGCTCGCCCGCCAGTCTGCTCGCCTCGTATTTCTGCTGCGCCGCTTCCATCTCTGCATCCCGCTGCGGCCGCAGCAGATTCTGCGCATATGCGTCAATCTCCTCGTCCGTCATGTAACCCATCAGTCCCGAAAGGATCTGATCGCGCAGCTTTTCGTCAAGCACCTTTTGCGTTGCGCTCTGGCTTTGGCTTTTGCTCTCGCTCTGGCTTGCGCTGTGATATTGACTCGTCGTCGTGCTCTCATGACTGGTGTTTGATACCGTAATTCTCGCCATTTATGCTCCTTTCTCCGCCTGATGCGCCGCTCTCATCCGGCTCGTCCCTTTCTGTCTGCCGGCCGCCTCGCGGCTTTCTGCTTTCATCTGCTCGCTCCGCCGACTCTGCCTGCAAAAGTTCAGCCGACTCGCTTCCATATGTATACAGCCGTATGCCCAGCGCCTGCATCCGGCAAAAACCCATCCTCTATCTGCTCCCATGCACCGCCAAAGTGCGCCGCTGGGTTCTCGCTGTTCACGGACAGATATACCGTGTCAATCGGATACGTCAGATTCAGAATCTGCATCTTCTCATCCTGTTGAGATGCGGCCTGCAGCGTCGCGCTGTTCCTCATGCTGTTCAGCGTCTTGTCATGCATTCTGCTCGCCGTCCATGCTTCCAGACAAAAGTCCTTGAGAAACAGTATAAGCGCTTTGATGTATGCTTCCGTTCCATCGCTCTGCCGGTATTCCGGCACTCTCGGCTGCTTAAACGCCATCTTTACACCTCATCCATGCCGTATTCCACCTGGATGCCGCCGTAAATCCGCCATCCCGCCGCTCTTGCGCCGCTTTCAATTCTCATTTTCACGCGTACGCCGCCAAGCTGAATCTTCACCCGATAGTCCTTTCGCGCCCTGCGCAAAAGCACCGTCTTCGTCTTTTCCCCTCTGTCCGTCATGATCGTCAGCCGCACCGGCACATCGTTTTCGTCCGCATCCGCCGTGAATCTGAGCACAAAGTCACGCTTGATCAGTTCCTTGCCCAGATCAAGCCACGGCGTCTCCCACAGACTCTTCATCGCCGTGTCCAGATAACTGCCTGCCTTCTCATCGTTGTAGCGCAGCACCTCATACGGCGCATCTGCCTGCGTAAAATACACCTGACCGTTCGTCGCAAAAAAGTCCCGGACCCGGATCCCCTTTCGGATCATGAATGTCCCGCGTTCCGTATCATACTCGATGACCGTGTTGTTCTGCGTCAGCACATCGCTTTCTTTCTCCTTCACGCACAGCGCCAGATAGTAGATATGCCCGCATACGCACGCCGTCGCCGCCGCTTCCATGCCCGCCATTCTCATGCGCATCGTCTCGTGCAGCGCATCGCGCGAGAGCATCTCCATCGTCGATCCGTTGTACATGCCCAGACCGCCCTCCGTCAGAAAGAGCATCTGCATCCTGTCCGTGCCGATCGTTCCCGCCTGCACAGGTCCGTCCGTACCATATGCCTGTGTAATCGTGAAGCTCGACGGATCGCTGCCCCGTATTTCAAAGATCGTGCGTGTCTTCACCGCCAGCAAATATCCGCCAAAGGGCTCAATCGCCATAAACGCGTCGCCGTCCCATGTCGGCTGCTTGATCACGCCTCCGCCCAGTTCCGGCGTATCCGGCACGCTCGTCCAGTCAAACGGGTCGTACGCTCTGGAATAGAATATGTCGTCCGGATATCCCGGCGCGCCTGTGCCCCATATCCGCTCCGCATGCCTGCTAAGCTGCGCGAAGCGCACGTCCGCATAGTTATCGCCGATGGCGAGCGTCTTCTTTTCCGCCCTCAGATCGCTGCCGTAGAGCACCACCATCCCGTCCTGCGCATTGCTCATGATCAGGATGTCGACGGTGTTTCCACTCTCTGCCGCCTCGTATGTCACGCAGCTCCACTTGTTGGATTCAAATCCCTCCGCGCGCTTGACCCATCCCTCCGTGCCCATCGTATAGGTATAGATCGCGCCGCCCGCGCCTGCGACAAATACCTGCGGATCATCCGGTCTGCTTCGCCTGTAAAAGCGCGTCAGCGTCTCGATCGGCTCGCCCAGCGCCGCAAATGCGCGGCTTGTGCCGTAGGCCGTCGCCAGCACGCCTCGCTGTGTGCGCATATTTTCCGCGCGGTATGCATAGTCCGGATTCACGTTCGAGTCGCCCGCCGCCTGATAGACGCCCTTCGGCGTGGGAATCGTGAATCTCCCCTCATAGCTGCGCTCTGCCTTCCTTCGCTCTCCCGCCATCCGCTCACCCCTCTCCTTCGTCCCGCATCATTGTCCATATCCGGCGTCCGTTTTTTCGCCTCGCCCGCTCAGCGGATCGGGAGCACGCTGATCTGCGTGCATCCCGCCTCCACGCCCATCTCACAGGTTGCCCGTGTTCCTGAGAATCTCCACCAGCGGCTGCGGCATCTCCACGCTCTTGCCGCGCATGAAGTAAAAGTCCACGCCGTTCAGACCCACAAACAGCACATCATCCTTACTGCCCGGCATCAGCGGCAGCAGCACCTTTTCCTTCGGATAGCCGGTGCAGCCTGCCTGCGCCATCAGCTTGTCCATATTCTTCATCGTCTTTTCGCACTTGCCGGCCAGCGCGCTGCTCGCGCGCTCAATCGTCTTGGTGGTGTTCGTCCTGATCGCCATCTTTGTTCTCCTTTCTTGGGGATTGCATCCCCAAACCCCTTCTTGGCTTCGCCCTTGTTTTAAGCCTTTATGTAGGGGAGGGGCTCTGCTCCTCCCCATTCATCAGCAGCTCATTCCCTCACGCCGTAAAGCCGCACTCAATGCGCACCGCGTATTCCGGCTGCAGCAGCTTCACGCCGAAGCCGTCCATCTTCCAGCCCACGGTGGAGATCTGCTCCAGCGGATCGGCCGTGCCTGCGCTGCCCGCCGGCTTGACGATCACGCGCGGCTTGGCGCCCTTGAAGCTCGTGTAGCCGTAGGCATACTGGCCCAGCACAATGATGCTCGCCACGTCCGCGCCGCCGCTGCCCGCGCTTTCAAAGATCTTCGCCTCCGTGGTCTCCACGATCCGGCAGCCGAACAGACGGCCGATTTCACCCGTGTATACCGCTTCCTTGTCCTGATAGCGCGATACCGCCACAAACGTCTCGTCGTCCTGCAGATCATAGAACGTGTCCGGGCCGACGATCGCAATGTAGTAGCCGCCGAACGTCTGCGCGTGCGCCTTCTTGAGCTTCCTCACAGCCTTGCGCAGCTCCTTCGTGCTCAGCTTGTCCTCGCTCGTCAGATCCGCGCGGCTGGTCTTGCCGTTCGCATAGATCACGTTCGTGCAGGTCGCCAGTTCCTCGCGCACGACCGCGTCGATGCTTCGCGCGCCCGCGTCGCCAAAGAGCTTGGTCTTGCGCAGGATGTTCATGTCCAGGTGGCTCAGATCCAGCTTGTCCGTGCAGCGCGCATACTCGCCGTACTGCTCCAGCTTCACCGTCACTTCCGTCTCCGTCAGCATCACGCTCTCGCCCGGCTCACCCTCGCTCAGCGCGTTCGTGTTGCTCTCCAGCGGAATGATCTTGCGCATGTTCATCACAAGGCCGCTGTTCTCCGGCATCCTGTGCTCGTCGCCAAACTGCAGGTGCACCAGTTCCGGTTCAAATGTGCGCAGCAGCTCCCTGTTGTAGTAGGTCTGCATGCCCGGCGTCAGGCCGCCGCTCGCCGTCATGTTCGTGTTTTCACTCGTGTACGCCATTCTTCATGTCTCCTTTCTTGGGCTGCCGCCCAAACCCGCTCGGGGGACATCGTCCCCCGAACCCCCATGTTCGCTCCGCGGCTGCTTCAAGCCGCTTTCCAGAAAATAAACCTTCCCCTATGGGGAAGGTGGCTGCCCGCAGGGCAGACGGATGAGGTCCCACTCACAGGCGCGCCCTCTGCCTTACATCCGCACCTTCTTGCCCATCATCGCCGCCGCGCGCGCCTTCTTGGAAAACTCGTCAAACTGCGCGTCGCTCATCGCGTCGATCTGATCCGTCTGCGCCACCTGGCCCGCCGCGCTCGCGCGGGTCACCGGCACGCCGCGCCTGCGCGGCGCCTGCGTCATCATCGCCATCTTCCTGCGCAGATACGCTGCCGCCGCGCGGATCAGATCCTTGCCCTGCGCCACGTCGCCGCGCACGCCCTCGTCCTGCGACAGCGCCATCAGTTCCTCGCCCGTCCAGCCGTCCTCAAAGAGCATGCCGATGCCCTCGCGGATGGCCGCTTCCAGTTCCTGTGCTTCCTGCGCCTCCTGCGCGATGCTGTCCTCCATCAGCTCGCCCGTGATCTCGTGCGCGCTCAGCGGTGCCTGCACATTCTCCTTCATCATCTCTTCCATCGTCTTTCTCCTTTCTCTTTATTGCAAATCCCTTTTGGGCTTTTGCCGTACTCATTGCTTCTCATGAAGCATGGGGCTCTGCCCCATTCCCCGCCAAAGGGCTTTCCGATCGCCCTTTGGAAACCTTCGGTTGCAAACAACTGAGTTTCTCCAGATTATCTCCCATTCTTCTCTTTCTCAGGCGAACACAGTTCGCCCCACGCCTCGCCGCTTCAAACCGCCGCGAAGCGTAACAGGGGTTCGGGGACAATGTCCCCGAGCAGGTCATAGGGCGGCAGCCCTATCGTCCTTTTCGTCCTCCTCGTTCCCCCGCGCGTTTTCAATCGCCCGCAGCACGCTGTCCTTGATCCGCTGACCCTGCATCAGCCGAATCACCTCGCCAGCCGGCAGCGGTGTGCCCGCCTGCGCACAGATCTGCACGGCCTGCAGCAGGAATTCATTGTCCTTGGCAATCTCGTCCGGATTGCTGCGCTGCACCTGAACGCGTACCGTGTACGCCGGCCGCGGAATCACGTCCGCCGGCTGCTGGGCTGCGATCAGCTCAATCAGCCTGTCGCGCATGCCGCCGCCCACGATCCGTAGCTTTCGTCCCGGCTCCATGTACTCACTGAGCACCCACATGATCATCTCCACCATCTCCCGGAACGCGTCCTTGAACCTCTCCGTGTGCCAGCGCGCGATCTTGCTGCCCGCCTGCTGCAGGGCGTTGATTGCCGTGCCCGCCGTCACGTTCAGGCCGCCCTCGCCGCGTGCAAACTGGTTCTGACCGCAGTCCTGCTTCATCGCGTCCGCCATGTATTGCATCATCTGATATACCTGGCTGTTCAGCGGCTGCGTCTGCACCGTCTGCAGCACTTCGCGGATGTCGCTGCCGTCCCATTCGATCACTGTCCGGCTCAGGTCCGCCACGTCGTCCGCGTTCACGCCGCTGCCCCTGCGGATAAAGTGCCGCTGCACGCTGCTCTCCCGCGCGTTATCGTCGATGTACTTGGCATATCGGTCGATGGCGTTCTGCGTCTGCCTGTAGTCGTGGATCAACCCCGAACCAAACGGCCTGCGCCATACGTCCCTGTAGCGATACAGCACAAACGGATACATGCCGTGCGCGTATACGCCCTGCGCATATTCGCCCTCCTCCATGTCAAATCCAAAGCCCGTTTCCGTGCTGCACAGCAGCGCCCCGCCGGCGAACTGCGCCATGTGCACAACGTTCTTCCTGCGTACAGGATCAAACCGCTTGTACCAGAATTCGATCAGCGTCACCTTGCTGTCCCCGCCCGGCACTTCCATCATCGCCTGTTCGTCGCGCCTGGCGTATTCGTCGCTCGCCACAAATCCCTTGGCAATCGGATAATGCTCCTCCACCCAGCCGACCGTCGTGTGCGTCGCCTTGAAGCACGCCCTGCCGTCCTGAATGTCCTCGTACATCGGATCGGGATAAAAGTCCTCCGGATGCCAGCACAGCACGCTCGCCATACCCTCGCCGTCCTCCGCATCGTCGTCCCAGAATACCTGCGCCACGCCCGTGCCCGTCACCACGGCGTCCTCCATGATCCTCTGGTATTTGCCCGGCCAGCCCGCGTGATAGAGCACAAACCCCACCACATCGGTCATCTCCTCCGCGCTCTCCATCGTCTCCTCGCGTTCGGGGATCATCAGCGCCTGCGGCATATTGTCGATCTGGTCTGCCACCACGTTGTCCACGCAGCTGTTCAGCGTGCTCATCGTCGGGCTCGTTCTGCTTCTCTCGTCCTGCCTGAGCGCCCGCATCTGCCGCGCCTCACGCATCTCCTCGTGTTCCTCGCGCAGCTGCTCGTGAAAATGCTCAAACAGCGCATAACCCCTTCGCAGCAGTTCCCGCTCTTTCACGCTCATCGGCTGCTCAATCCCGCGCAGCTCGCTCTCTCGCGCGTCGCCGATCTCTCTCTTTTTCATCCAAGCTCCTTTCTTTGGGGGACTCTGTCCCCCAATCCCCCTGCAAGGGACTTCGCCCCTTAACCCCATCTCCGCTTCGCGCCGGCTTTAAGCCGCTCTCCTTCGGCAAATTCCGTTTGCCAAAGGATGATCTACTGCTCATCTCAAGCCGCCGTGTAGGGGAGGGGCTCTGCTCCTCCCTTTTCCTCTGGCGAACGCAGTTCGCCCTGCACCCTTTCTTCAAACCGCCGCGAAGCGTAATGGGGTCCGGGGCACTGCCCCGGGCTGGGGCTTGGGGATGCAATCCCCAACGTCCCCCCGTCTCCCCGTCATCCCGCCAGCGGATCAAACCCCTTCGCTTTCTTCCTTGCCGCCTGCGCCCGCGGCGCGATCGGCCGGCTCATCAGGAAATACCGCGTTTCGTCGTATATGTGATCTTCGCCGCTCGTGTCGATGTCCTCCGGCCTGCGGCTGTCGTATACCAGTCCCGGAATCGTCCGTATAAAATCCCGGCAGTTTTCAAATACGTAGAGCATCGGTTTCCCGTCCTCGTCGAATTTGAGCCGCTCGTGCAGCTGCATCTTCCCCGGCAGGCGCGTGTTGTCGCCCTTGCGGAATGTTATCCCGCCGAATCCGTTGCGGATCTGCTCCTCCACGCTCATTCCCCGGCTTCTGTCCCAGATCGCCGGGTCCGCAATCCCCACCGGCCGGATGCCGTCCTCAAATTCGCTCTCCAGCAGCATCGCCATTTCCTGCGCAATCTCTCCCGGCGAGAGCATCACGCCCGTGTTCGGCTCCCCCGATACGCAGCCGTAGCATTCCTTGTATCTGTAAACCCTCCCGTCCTCGTCCACAGCCCATACCCCCAATGAAAATGGCCGCGTGTATCCGTGATCAAAGCTCACGTACCGCGGCCAGTGGTATGGAATGGAAAACGGGCGAATCACATGCGTGTATCGCCTGTCGTCGTAGTGCGCAGGATCGTCCGTAAATTCCGGAAATGCCTGCCCGTCAAAAGCGTCCCATCTGCCCAGCAGCAGCGCCTCCCGCAGCGCTCTGGGCTTCTGCTCCAGCTCAATGATGTAATCCTGCGTGATGTTCGGGTTCTCCGTCGCCAGCGCCGGAATGTACTGGATTCTCCGCACCTCGACGCTGCCGAGCACCTCGCTTTTCACCGGCATCTCCCGGATCACGCGCCCGCAGTCCGTCGCGTCCACAAATCGCGCCTTCACCCAGGCGTGTCCCGGTCCGCCCGGATTGCTCGCGCTGCGCACGCACGGCACAATCCCCAGCTTCTTCTCCGCGCGCAGCCTCGTGCGCAGATAGTCGTACATCCCCTTCGTAAAGTGCGTCAGTTCGTCAAAGTACAGCCAGTGAATCTCCGCACCCTGGTATTTGAGCAGCCCTTCTCCCTCGTTGCTCAGGTGGCAGAAATGCGCCACGCTCCCGCCCGGCAGCTTCAGTTCGTGCGTGCTCGCCGTGTATTTCCCCAGTTCCTTGGGCACAATCGAAAGCATCGTCTTCACCAGCGTCTTCTCCAGTTCCGGATATGTCCGTCTGAACAGATACGCGTGCGTCCCTGGATATTTCATCAGCCGCATGAACGCGTCCCAGCAGATCGCGTAGCTCTTGCCTCCGCCCGCCGCGCCGCCGTAGAGCACCTCGTCCGCCTCGCTCGCATGAAACACTTTCTGCTTGTCCGTCGGCTCATAGGTCAGTTCTACGTTCATTGCGTCTCCCCGCCTCTTTTCGGCATCCCGATCTTCGGCATCCCTGCCGCAAATGTGATCCGGATGTCCTTCTTTTCCTCCTTCGGCACCCGTACGCCCGCCCGGTCCAGGATGTCCATTGCCGCTCGCTGTGTCACGCTATGCGCTGTCTCCTGCGCACGCATGAGTTCTGCCTGCTTTCGTACTGCCTCTTCCGCTGTTTCATTGACGCAGATCTGTGCTCTCAACTTCGCCGCTTCACTTCTTCTCTTGAATGGTTCCAACAGTTTTCTGTCACTGAGAACGCCCGTCACTGTTCTCATTGATAATCCCATTTTTTCTGCGATCTCTTCAGGGGCCATCAACTCCTCGAAGTACAAATGCAGAATGTGCTTTTTCTTATCCTCATGCAGCTTGCCCATCTCACTCTCCCCCTTTCCACGCTTCCCGGGATATAAAAAACCGCCTCCCATCGGAAGCGGCGCATTCCCCGTTCGTCGACAGCGTCCCTTTGGGCCGCCGCCTTTCATTTCGTGAGTATATCATAGCATACCCCGTTTCCCTCTGACAAGCTGACGCTTTGCGACACTTTATGCCGCCTCGATTTCGTGCTTGTATCGCGCGCATTGGCGCGCGCTCCGCTCCAGCGCCTCCGCCGTCTCCTCCAGCGAGAATCCCCCGATGTAATACATCGCGCAGAACGCATAGTGCTCCGGCTTCATGCCGTCCATTTCCCGCCGCGCTTCTCGCTCATACTGCCTCAGGATCTCGCTCTCCCTGCGCAGCATCCGTTCCATCGCTTCCTTCTTTTCCATCCTCACGTCCAGCCCGCGATAGATTCCGCTCGTCTTCCTCGGCGCACCGTCCAGCCTCAGGCTGCGCAGCCCGTCCGCCGAAACCTCCCGAATCTGCCCGTTCAGCCTGCGCACCAGCATCACCTGCGTGCGCACCCGGCATAGAATGTCCTTCCTGCTCATGCTCCGCCCTCCTGCGCTTCTCTTTTCACCCTCGTCATACATCCTCCGCATCCGTCGCATTCCTCCTTCCAATACAATACACAGGAAAACGCCATCCTCTGTCTCCTTTCCCCATCCTCGTTCGCGCTATATACGAACATTTGTTCTCATTATATCCATTCATCCTCCCTTCGTCAACCCCCAAAAAACGAAAAAAGGAGCGGCCGTTGGCCGCCCCCCGAATTATTCATTGCGCGCAGCACCATCAGTCTCTCCTGTACAGGTCGCGCGTATACACCTTGTCCGTCACGTCGCTCAGATCCTCGTGATACCGGTTCGCGATGATCACATCGCACCTCTGCTTGAATTCCTCCAGATTCCGCATCACCAGGCTGTTGAAGAATCGTTCTTCCTTCATCGTCGGCTCGTATACGACGACCTCGACGCCCTTCGCCTTGATGCGCTTCATCACGCCCTGGATGCTGCTCTGGCGGAAGTTGTCGCTGCCCGCCTTCATCGTCAGGCGGTATACGCCCACCACCGGATGCGCCTTTTCCGGGAAGCCCGCGCGCATGAGAATCCGCTCGGCGATAAAGTCCTTGCGCGTCCTGTTCGCGTCCACGATCGCGCCGATGATGTTGTTGGGCACGCTGTCGTAGTTCGCCAGCAGCTGCTTGGTGTCCTTTGGCAGGCAGTATCCGCCGTAACCGAAGGACGGATTGTTATAGTGGCTGCCGATGCGCGGATCCAGGCATACGCCCTCGATGATCGCCTTCGTGTCCAGCCCGCGCACCTCCGCATACGTGTCCAGCTCATTGAAGAAACTCACCCTCAGCGCCAGATACGTGTTGGCAAACAGCTTCACAGCCTCCGCTTCCGTCGGGCTGGTAAACAGAACGTCCACGTCTTTCTTTTCCGCGCCCTCCTCAAGAAGCGCTGCAAATACCCGCGCCGCCTCCTGCATCCGCTCGTTGTCCTTCGGCGCGCCCACGATGATCCGGCTGGGATAGAGGTTGTCGTAGAGCGCCTTGCCCTCCCGCAGGAATTCCGGAGAGAACATGATGTTGTCCGCGTCCAGCTTTTTGCTGATTTCTTCGGTATAACCCACAGGAATCGTGGACTTGATCACAATCGCCGCCTGCGGATTGACGCAGTTCACCTGCTTAATCACGCTCTCCACGCTCGATGTATCAAAGTAGTTCATCTTCGGATCGTAGTTCGTCGGCGTGGATACCACGACGATCTCCGCCTCCCTGTAGGCGCTCTCGCCGTCAAGCGTCGCCGTCAGGTTCAGCTCCTTTTCCGCCAGGTATTTTTCAATCTCCGCATCCTGAATCGGGGATACCCGGCGATTGATCATCTCCACCTTCTCGCCGATCACGTCCACCGCCGTCACCTCATGATGCTGGCTCAGCAGCACCGCGATCGACAATCCCACGTAGCCCGTTCCCGCAACCGCAATCTTCATATCTTAAGCGCATCCTTTCGCTTTGTTCTCATCAGTTTCATTGTAATGCCTGCGCTTTTTCCTGTCAAGCTTTATGGGGCTGCCGCCCCATACCCTGCCTGAAGGACACTCTTCTCCTCGCTCGACGCTCGTCGGTCAGGGCAGCTCTGACAGCCCTACCTAGCTGTCATTCACTACTGCCCCAGTTCGGAAAACCCAAACCCTCGTACTCCCCACATTCGCTTCGCGCCTGTTTCAAGCCGCCTTTCATCGACAAACTCTGTTTGCCAACGGGAATATCATCACCTGCATCAAAAAGAAAAACCCACGCTTTTCAGCGTGGGCATCTGGCACCTCCAAGGGGAATCGAACCCCTGATTTTGCCTTGAGAGGGCAACGTCTTAACCGCTTGACC